ATGGAGCGTATAAGGGATATGTAAAGTCTGTTAACGATGCAAATGAGGCAGAGAAAAAAAGAGTTGAGGCATTAACAAAAGAGATTAAGAAACAACAAGAGATAATTGATAAATTAGAAGGTCAAATAAAGGCTACTGAAAAATTACTTGTTGCTTTAAAAAAGAAAGAAGATGCTATTGTAAAAGCATATGATAAAGAAATTGAACTATTACAAGCAGCAGGTAAATCGACAAAAGAGGCTGAGGAGGCTAAACTAAAGGCTGTTAATGATTCATTAAATCAAAGAATAAAAGCACAGGAAAAACACTTAGAAGATACTATTAAATTAATAGATGCCGAATCAAAACAGCATGAGGCAATGGTTGAGCGTAATGGTAAATTTGATAAGGCTTTGGTTGCTCAATTTCAAGCATTAAATAAAGATAGAGTTAATGATTCTAAAGCTACATTAGAACAGTTAAAAATTGATAAAGATAATACTGACCAAGCAATAAAGGTTAATGATGCAAAAAATCAAAAAGAAGCTAACGATAAATGGAAAGAGAATGATGAGAAAAGAAGAGCCTTAGAACTTGAAGCAAATAAATTACGTATTCAACAAGAAAACGAATACCTAGATACCATTGCTAGATTACAAGAGGAAAACTTTGAAAGTACACTATCGGCAGAAGAGAGAGAAAAAAGAGTAGTTGAGGAAAAATACTTCGAACTAGAAGAGGCGGCTAAAAATAACGCTGAACAGTTAGCTATCGTTACTGAGGCAAAAGAAAGAGAGTTAGGTGCTATAAGTAAAAAGTATAGAGATGAGGAAAGTAGATTAATTGCAGAGGCAAACGCTATACGTCTTCAAAAAGAGAATGAATACTTAGATACTATTGCTGCTTTAGAAGAGCAGAATTTTGAAAACACTCTTACGGATGAGGAAAAAGAATTAAGAGCCATTGACGAAAAATACTTTGCACTAGAACAGGCTGCCAAAGATAATGCTGAGGAATTAAAAATAATAAACGAAGCAAAAGAAAAAGAAATAAATGATACTAATAAGAAGTATAGAGATGAGGATAAGGAGCATCAAAGAAAAGTTCAAGATGCTAAAGTTCAAATGATATCTGATACACTATCCACTCTCTCATCATTAACTGAATTATTTGGCAAAAAGGGTGAGGCTAGTGCTAAAAAAGCATTTCAAGTAAACAAGGCTATAAGTATAGCGGATGCTATTGTTAAAACATATCAAGGTGCTAATGCTATTTTTGCTACTGCTTCTGCTAATCCTAAATCTGTTTTATTTCCTGCTCAACCATTTATAGCAGCAGGTTTAGCTATTGCAGGTGGTTTTGCAAACGTGGCTAAAATTGCATCTACTCAATTCGGGGGCGGTGCTTCTGCTTCGGGTGGTGGCGGAGATAGTGGGTTCGGTAGTGCGCCATCATTACCAACCGTAGATACTTCGTCTACTCCATTTCAATTTCCAACTGCAGGAGGCAATAATCCACAATCTAACCCACAAACATTTGTATCGGTTACTGAAATAAATAACGTTAACAATCGAGTACAGGTGGCTGAGGCTAATGCAACCTTCGGCTAAATCGGTTTAGATTTCAAAATAAACGATTTAAAGTAAAAATACATATAAAGGTATGGATAAGGACACTTTGCCAACCTATGAGCTTGTTTTGAATAAATCGGAGCATGGCACTCAGTTTATAAGTTTAGTCGATGAACCTGCAATCCAATTAAACTGGTTTGCATTTCATAAACATTTTAACCTTGCTGAAATAACTGAGCAAAAGAAAATAGCCGGTGCGTTCTTAATTCCTGAGCAAAAGATTTACCGTAAAGATGAGAATGGCGAATACTATATTAAGTTCTCAAAAGAAACGATTCAGGAAATAGCGGACAAGTTTAATAGTGAGCAAAGAGGTAGGTCTATTAATTTAATGCACCAAGACGGTAGCACTTTATCGGTGGCCTTTGTTTCTGAAAATTGGGTAACTGCTTCAGAAAATGATAAGAGTAAAAACTTTGGATTCGATTTACCTGAGGGTACTTGGTTTGGAGTTGTTAAGATAGAAGACGAGGATTTTTGGCAATCGGAAATTAAAACACAAAAATTAAGAGGCTTCTCTATTGAGGGTTTCTTTGATATGAAAAAATTAAAAATGAGAAATAATATGGAGTACGGAAAATTTAAATTAGAAAAAGAAGCCACTTTAGAAGATGGCACAGTAATCTATACAACTGCATCTGACTTTGAAGTTGGCGCACCTGTATTTGTGGTAGACGAAAACGGTCAGCAATTTGCCGCTAAAGATGGCGATTATATGCTAACTGGATTTGGATTAATTACCGTTAAAGATGGCTTAATCACAGAAGCGGTTAAAGAAGAGCCAAAGGTAGTTGAGCCAACTCCTGAAGTAGAAGTAGAAGTAGAATCTACTAAGGTAGTAGAGCCAAATGCTCCTGTTAAGGCAGAAGTTACTCCTATGGATTTAGAATCTATCAAAGCAATGTTACAACCAGTAGTAGACGAAATGAACGCTAGAGTATCTGCATTGGAGCAAAGATTTAATGAAATTGAGGCGGGAACTGGACAGGCGATTAACGAACTTAAAGAGGAAAAAGAAACTTTAAGAACAGAACTTTCTGCAATGAAGGATAGCCTACCTACTAATTCAATCGCTAAACCTGAAAGCAACAGAGTAAGATTATCTACTGAGCCTCCTGTAAAGTTGACTAGTGATGAACTATTACAAAAGGTTATCGCACTTAGCAAAATAAACGAAAAAGCAATTTAATACATTTAATTCAAATACTAAAAAATTATGCCTACAATTACTGACAGTACATCCACTTGGGATGGGATACAAGCGCAAGAGTTTTACTCTGCAATTTTGTTACAAGGAAATTCTAAGTCAAAAGCTAGAAAACTTGTAAACGTTAAATCTAAAATGAACATTCCTTCTATGTCTGTGGCAAACTTGCTACAAGCTGGAGCGTGTGATTATACTTCTCAAGGTACTGTTACTATTACCGAGAAGTCTATTGAGACTTGCGATTTAATGGTTAACAAAACTATCTGTAAAAAAGATTTTTATAATATGTGGTTATCTGAGCAAATGGGCGCAGGTGATTTAAAAGAAAAAATTCCTGCTACATTTCAAGAGTATGTTTTATTCAAAATGAAAGAATTTTTGAATTTAGAAATCGAAGAGGGTGTTTGGCAATGGGATACTGCAGCTTCGCCAGTTGACTTATGTAACGGTTGGTTAAAAGGTTTCTTAGCTGATGCAACTGTTATTGACGTTGTCGGAACTACTTTAAGTGCTACTAACATTGTAACTGAATTACAAAAAGTTTATAACGCTATCCCTGACACTATCATTGATGACGAGAGAACTCGTATTTTGATTTCTCCTGCTGCTGCACGTTTCTACCGTACAAAAATTGCATCTACTTCTGTTGAATCTTATATGCAAAAGAATGTACCAATGACTTTCTTAAATGTTCAAATGGAAGTTGTAAACGGATTACCTACTAACGATATCGTAGCTTGTCAATGGGAGAACCTTTGGTTTGCAACTGACCTTATCGAAGACTTTGACACTATCAAATTGATTGATACTGGCGAAACTTTAGGAGATAAGAATGTACGCTTCGTTGCAGGTTTCAAATTTGGAACTGGTCATGGTGTAGGTGCTGAAATTGTTTATTATACATAATAATAATAATAATCTAAGGGGTGTAAAAACCCCTTTTTAAAATAAAATAAAATATGGCTTGTACATTATTAACAGGTGGTGTTACTATCGCTTGTTCACCTAACATAGGTGGAATTAAAAAAGCATACATTACAGATTTCGTAAATGTAGAAGGTGGATTTACAGAAGCAGCGGGAGTAATTTCTGCTGTGGCTATTGACTCAGGCGAAAACTATTACGAGTTTGAGTTTAACAAAAATACTTCATTCTATACAGAGAGCGAAGCTAACAGTATTGAGAATGGAACTAATCTCAAATAGGTTATATCTCTCTGGATAAGGAGAAACGTCAGGTAAAATAAAATTAACTACTTCAAAAGTCAAATCGTGAACAAATGAAAAAATATAAATAGGCGAAGTGATAGTAACTTTTTCTGTTAACGTCAAAGCCACATCAGTAGTAGTATCTTTTTTTAGTTTTATCATTTTAAAAAAAAAGCCACCTTTACAGATGGCTCTCACTAAATTTTATTTAGATTAAAGTAATGTCGCTAAGATAGCATCCGATACAGTAGAAGCCATTTCAGGCTCTTCTCCTGTGAAGGTTAATGTATATCCGTTCAAGTCAGCTTTAGCAGTTCCTGAGCCACCTTCGTTAGTAGTTAAGTCCATTCCATTA